GGATTATTTGAAAATAAAACAGGAAAAACAAATGTTGAAGTATTTGAAACTGAAGTAAATAATATCTTAGGAAAAGCTTTAAGTGAAGCAGGCAATATCGGATTAAATAGTTTAGATAAAGATAATAGATTTGTAATCATGGTAAATGCGGGCAGTAAAGGAAGTGAAATTAATATTTCTCAAATGATTAGTTGTCTAGGACAACAACAAGTAGACGGCAAGCGTGTTCCCTATGGTTTTGAAGATAGAACTCTTCCTCATTACACAAAATATGATGATACACCAACGGCAAGAGGATTTGTTGAAAATTCATTCATTTCTGGATTAACTCCACAAGAATTATTCTTCCATGCGATGGGTGGTCGTATTGGTTTAATTGATACAGCGGTAAAGACAAGTCAAACAGGTTATATTCAAAGGCGACTTGTAAAAGGGATGGAAGATATTAAAGTAGAATATGATTTAACAGTAAGAAATAATAAAAATAAAATTATTCAATATTCTTATGGAGGTGATAGTTTTGATACGGTGAAGTTAGAAAATCAAAATTTACCTCTATTAAATCATTCAATCGAAGATATATATAAGAATTTTAATTATCCAGAAAAGGAAGAATTGGAAGCCTTTAAATTATTATTTGAAACATTAGCTAAAAAAAGATTAACTCGTCAAACGAAAGAATTAAATTCAAGATGTAAAGATGAAACTTCATTAATGATTGAATCAAGAAAAATAATTATTGAAAATGTAAATAAAAGCGAAGATAAAAATGGTGTTTGTTTACCTATCTCCTATTCCAATTTAATTCAAAATACAAAGGGACAATTCAATATTACTAAATCTACATTATTAGACATCACCCCCCTTGAATGCTTTGAACTATTAGATTTATATTATGAAAAATTCAATTCGATTCATTATGTTTTACCATCGGATATGTTTAGAATCACATATTACTATAACCTTTCACCATTTATTCTATTAAAACATAGATTACATAAAACAGCAATTATTCACATGTTAGAAAATGTTTGGAAAACATATAAACTATCTCTTGTAGCACCTGGAGAAATGGTCGGTCTTATTGCCGCCCAGAGTATTGGAGAACCAACTACACAAATGACACTAAATACATTCCATTTTGCTGGTGTTGCTAGCAAATCGAATGTAACACGTGGAGTTCCAAGAATTGAAGAGATATTATCTCTATCAAATAACCCAAAAAATCCGTCTTGTACTATTTATTTACAACCACATGAGCAACACGAAAAAGAAAATGCTTTACGAATAATGAATCATGTTGAACATTGTAAATTTGGAGTATTAGTCAGCGATATTAATATTTGTTATGATCCAAATGACCTTGAAGTCAAAGACGATTTATTACTAATAGAACAATTTAAATTATTTGAAAAAGAAATGGATGATTGTGGAAGCAATGAAGTGGATGATGATAATTATTCAAAATGGGTGATTCGTATCCATATCAATAAAGAAGAACTATTAGAAAGGGATTTAACAATGAATGATATTCATTTCGCAATCATTACTCTATATAATAAATCAGAAGTCCATTGTATTTATAATGATTTTAATGATGATAATTTAGTATTTAGAATTAGAATGAGAAATCAAAAAAAGAAACCATTATCACTTGACCAACAAGATGAAATTTATAAGTTAAAAAATTTCCAAGAACACCTTATGGAGAATCTTGTCATTCGCGGGATTGCAAATATCACAAAGGTAATTCCCCGAAAAATTATGAATACTATGGTGGAAGAAGATGATAAATATGTAAAGAAAGAATCTTGGGTATTAGATACAGTAGGAACAAATCTATTAGATATCCTATCCCTAGAATATATCGATACTACAAAAACATATTCTAACGATATTCAAGAGATATACAGAGTTCTAGGTATTGAAGCAGCTAGACAATCAATATTTAATGAGATTAGCGAGGTGATTGAGTTTGACAACACCTATATTAATTATCACCATATTAGTTTATTATGCGATAGAATGACATGTAATGATAAAATGGTCTCTATATTTAGACACGGTATTAATAATGATGATATTGGTCCTATTGCAAAAGCATCATTTGAGGAAACACCAGAAATGTTCTTTAAAGCTGCGCGACACGCAGAATTAGATAATATGCGCGGAATATCTGCGAATGTAATGTGTGGTCAAGAAGGTTATTTCGGAACTTCTTCCTTTAAATTAATGCTTGATATGAACGATATATCTATATTTAAAAGTGACAGAGAAGATAAAGATGAAGAAATTGATTTTGGAGAACTGACAGAAGATAAATATTGTAATTCTAATAATTTATCAATTCATTCTAACGTACAACAAATTAAAAAATTAAATCTTGGAAAACTAGATGACTATGATATGGAATTTTAAATATATGTGTTTTTAACCATATTTTGTTGTTCTCTTGATAGATAACTTTGTTTTAAATCACTAAATGGAAAGGGTGATTTGTTTGGAGTATAACAAGTATTAAAGTGATAAGGTTCATTTACAAGAGGATAACTTTGGTATGATTTACAATTATTTACTTGTTTACAATCCATGAACTGATTATATTCAATAATTGTATCAGAATTTTTTATTAAATATTCTCTATATTCATTATTATTTTTTATATTTTTATTTTTTAAAAAATTATCTTTGTCTTCTTTTTTGGTTTTAAATGAAGTATAAATTCTTCCATCGCTCATAAGAGGAGGAAAACCTTGGTGTAAATTATTAAATCCTGTATAACATTTATCCCATTTCATTATATTTAATTAGATATTAATTTTGTCAAAAGTTCAGCCTTTTTTGATTTTCGTGCTTCTGATTTTGTCATTATAGCATTGAATATGGCAACATTTCTTAATTCATTTACTTTCATTTTATTTAAATCGTCTATAGATAAATCTCCTAATTTTTTATATGTTGTTTCATCATTATTGGTAATAAACGAAATATTATCTTCACTCATTGCATCATTATCTAATTTTGTAACTTGTAAATTATTAGAAAAATCAAGTCCCTTTAAATCAGTTACATCTGATAAATTCATAATTTTTACTTCAGAAACCTCTTCATTATCAGATACACTGATTAAATCATCGTTATTTTCTAATACAATTTCTTGATGTGTAGTTTCCAATGATTTGTTCGAGTTTAATTCTTGGGTTTCATCATCACTTTCAGATTCAACTTCTGTTTCTTCGTCGGTTGCCGCATCGCCTTCGACTTCTTCGTCGGTTTCCACATCACCTTCTACTTCTTCGTCGGTTTCTACTTCCACGTCGGATTCCACTTCTTTGACATTATCACTTCCTACATTATCAGAAGATGGTATTAAAAATGTAGCGCAATCACTTAATAATTGTGTCATTACAATATTTTGTTTATTTAAACTACTTTCAAGAAGATGAATTCTATTATTTAATATATAATATACAATACCTATATTAATCATCAATAGAGTAAATAGTAAATAAGACGTCATATTTAACATTATTATACCAAAAGACAAAAATAAAATAATAATAACGAATATAAAAATATAAGAATAATACTATGAATGAAATACAATGAACTTATTTATATTAAGCAATGTGAAAATGTTAGAAATTTTATTTTATCATTAATTATTATTATTTTATACCTGATATATATATGGTAAATGGTAGTAGATATGAAAAAAATGGATGGATACATGTTTCAGTAAGTGGAACACCAAGAGAAATAGGAAACGCTCACGGTTATTTATTATCTTATGAACTTTCCGAATTAAGAAAAGTTCTTAAATTTACGTTATATAATGATTATGGTCTTAAATATGAATTTTTTGTAGATGTTGTATCAAGACTAATGATTAATTCATTTGAAAATAGATATAATGAATATTTACAAGAGATTGATGGAATTGTGGAAGGTGCCAAAAAGAAAAATGTTATTTTTACTAGAGAAGAAATATTATTTTTAAATAGTTTATACAGTCTAGATTCAATTATGGGACATATATACGAAGTGATTGATGATTATCCTGAAATAAAGAAAGATCACTTGGATGTATTTACAAATAAAAGAATAAAAAAAATGGAAAGTCAAGACAGATGTACTGGGTTTTTAGCAGTTGGAAGTCAAACCAAGGATGGCGGTATTGTATGCGGGCATAATACATTTGATAATTATCTTGGTTCTCAATATGACAATATTATGATGTCAATTAAACCAAAAAACGGAAATTCATTTATTATGCAAACATCGCCTGGTCAAATACAAAGTGGTACAGACTTTTATGTTACAGAAAATGGATTTATTGTAACAGAAACTACAATTGGAGGTTTTAATAAATTTGTATTAAAGGATTTAATTTGCTGTAGAATTCGTAAAGCCGTTCAATATTCTAAAACATTAGATGATTATGTTAGAATATTACAAGATGGAAATAGTGGTGATTATGCAAATTCATGGTTAGTTGGCGATATAAAAAGAAATGAAATTATGCGTATTGAATTAGGACTTAAATATGTAAATGTTGAAAAAAAGAAAAATGGGTATTTTATTGGATTCAACGCCCCCTATGATCCAAGAATTCGTAATTTAGAATGTGAAAACACAGGATTTTATGACATACGCAGACATCAAGGATCAAGAAGAGTAAGACTAGAACAACTCATGACACAACATAAAGGTAAACTCGATGTAGAAATTGGAAAATCAATATTAGCAGACCATTTTGATGTATATTTAAATAAAGATAATATGTGTTCAAGAACTTGTTGTAGTCATTATGATATGGATGCTCGTGAATTTTTATCTCAAGCAGATCGTCCTCTTCCATACCAGCCTCGTGGAGCCTGCGATGGAATTGTATGTGATACGAAATTAGCACGAAAAAATGGAATGTGTGCTATTTGGGGAGCCTCTTGTGGTACTCCATTTGTTGCTAGTGAATTTTGTAAAAAAAATATACAATGGGCTGACCAAGAAAAATATTTATTAGATAGACCAAGTCAACCATGGACCGAATTTTATAATAGTCACTGTTCTCGTAAAGAGAATACCAGAAAACATTATAAAAAATCTTTAAAAATAACACGTAAAAAAAATTAAGAAATTCTTTTACTCGGGATACTTGCACTAGTAATATAAATAGAATTCTCAGTCATAATAATGTATGTATCGACTACTTTAAAAATTTTAGAAATTGGTGATGTATATTCATCTTCACTTTTAACCAATAGTTTTTCACCTGAATCTCTAACACCTATTAGAATATTATTTTCATCGGACCAATAATCAAGAAGAATAGGTTTGTCCTCATTAATAGCTATTTTGCACGCGTGTTGTAGACATTGTTGATTTGGTAGCTTATCTGACATATATATATACTTTTTAAATACTTTATATTATTTTTACGCATAAGTATTTATAATTTTTATTTTTCTTTTGTTTTTGATTTTATGAATCGGTATTTCTAATTTACATGAATCAACAATTTTTTCATATTCATCTATTAAAATATTTTTAATAATATTATAAATTTTGTAAAGAATTTCTTGTTCACATTTTCCTACAATAATAACGCTACCAGTTCTAAATATCATAATTGACATTTTTGTAATATTTTCATCTTTGGATTTTGTTTTAATAATATTATTATCATTATCATAATATATCTTACATTGAATACCTGGATAGGAACAAGGGTCAAATCCACAAATAATATTATATTTTATTTTTAAAATATCATATAAACTTTGTCTATTAATATGATAACCACAATTGAAATTTGAATTGATAAGTACAGTTTCATATTTACCACTATAATTATAATGTTCGTTTGTTATTGTATTTAATAATTCTGTTACCTTTTCTAAAACTATATTTAAAATATCAATATCTTGGATACCAGGTATCTCAATCTTGCCTGTATTAAATATTTTTACATGAACTTCAGTAAACTTATTTTTAAAGAAAATACGAGAAATTAAAACAAAACAATTATAGAATGCACCCTTTTTTTTTGTTCTATAGGTTAAGATATCCTTTTTACTTATTCCTATACTAATTTTACGAACATCTTTGAAATGAATTCTACCTTCTGGGTTTTCAATATGCCGAATAAGATTATTTTCAAAATAATCATATTTATTTGTTTTTTCCATTATATCTTCTAAATCTTTTTTATTATCAAATGAAAACTTCATTTGTTTTTTTATAATTCCTTCTTTATAGTCACTATACTCAATTATAGGTACTAACCAAAATATAGTATTTAAATCAATGGGTCTATTCAAATGACATATAATTGTCCTTGTTGATATATATAAATCACTAACATTTACAATCTGTTTTGTTACTATTTTAGAGACATACTGAATATCCATTCCACCTTCACAAAACTTTTCCCATTCTTCATCAATATCTTCCATTAATAAAAAATAATGATTGTTAAATAAATCAATTTATTTTATTTTTTTTTTAGGAAGTCTATGGTCGTATCCTTCTTTACGCTCTTTTAAAATTGTATTCCAACATTCAATAATTTTATCTTTTCCAAATTCAAACCATTTTCTATGTCTGGGAACAAACACACAACTAATTTCATCAAGTTTCCAATATGAACGAGCTAAAAATTCTTTGTCTTCATTTTCAGACATTACAAGGGATTCCCATTTTTCATAGTCTTCTTTGGATATACCAAAAGGAGGGTATTTATAAATAGGCATTCCATTGTCTATAAATGAAATAAGTGTCCCTTTATGTTTACCATCTTCTGTAAAATTATAATTGCCATCTTCTAAAAATTCTTTTTCATTCTCATATTCTTTAAATCTGGTTTCAAGGAAATCACATTCATCCAAATTACACACTTCCATTTGAAATTGCATTTGTACCCAATATTCCAATTTTGGATTTCCATTAATTTCGCGATTTACAATATTTTTAATTTCTAACATTCTTCCATATCTGCCACTATTTTTTGTTGTTACAATTCCATCAGGAGACGCAGCAATACAATCAATATCTTTATGGGGTATACAACCATAATCTTCCACAACGACATTAAAATTTTCTTGATACCATAATAATGATACTTCTTCATATTTTTGCCCCCAATGCATAGGTGAATCCATATTTACACTTTTATTAAACATGACAATTGGTTTACATTTCTCACAAATTAACTGATTATAGCTTGACTCACTTCCAAAAACCTTCCATATATTACTTGCTGTTAAATGTCTATGGCGATATTCATACCATTCATCTGTTCTTTGTTTTGCTTGTGGTATATTCTTCAAATAATCTAACATTTCATCAATATTATCATTATCGATCGTTTTAAAAGTAGTTTTGAATGAACGTACAATATGATTTGTTTCATAATAAGGTTCTACGATACTTTCAATATATCTTAATATCTCGTCATCTATAATATCTTCAACTGGAATGAAAATTAATTCGGTAATTGAAGATATCATATTTTTATAAAATTTTGGTTTTATATATTCATTGATGTTCATATCAATGTAATCATCAACCAAATGATAAATTGTCGCGTAAAATGTCTCATCCATTATAATATATATATCTTCATTATTCTATATCAATTTTTGTTCTTCTCTTTTTACCCAAACTAAGCGAAGAAGAACTTGATTTACCTTTGTCAAGGCGTTTTAACGAAAACTTTTTATTGTTATAAATTAACGAAGGAATAGATATAATATTTTGAGTTTCTTTATCATAATTTACATCTTTCATTTTTTGAAATTTGTTAGATTTTAGACAATTGGATAAATATGTTTTCAAACTCTTTTTTTGGTCTTCATCGATATTTTCATAATTATCTGAAAATTCATATAATTTCTTTAGTTTGCTGTTATAATCTAACGATACCCATGTTTTTACATAAATACTATTTCTTTCTTCTTCTAAATATAAATCCATAGCGTTTTCAGTGATATTTGTTTTTTCATTCTCAACTATATTACCATTTAAAAGCATCGTTTTATATTTTATATTTTTTAATTCTTGGCATTCGTTCTTAGACATTCATATAATTAAAGTTTAGATTTTAACCTATTTATATAACATATGAATAAAATAATAAAAATCAAAGGGAAAAATAACATTGACCATTTAACCAAAAAAAAGAAAGAACGGATTATTATGAATTCTTCTCCGGAAGAAATTACAGATGTATTACAGACAGAATGTTTAAATATATTAAATAATAATACAACAAAAAAATTGTCAAATAAATTATATAGTTATAAGCAACAAGATATCAGGAGGGGGATTTTAGATGATTCATTTATTGATTTTGAAGATTTAATAAATAAACTAAAAAAAAGTGATCTACAATGTGATTATTGTAAGGATAAAGTAAAAATAATATATAGAATAGTGAGAGACCCCCTTCAATGGACCCTAGACAGAATTGATAATGACAAAGGGCATAGCAATTTAAATACTGTTATTTGTTGTTTAAATTGTAATTTAAAAAAAAGAAGAATTAGAAAAGAAGATTTTGAATTATCTAAAAAAAAAATTGTTAAAAATAACTAGAATTAGAACGAAAAATATCAATAATATCATTTAAATGTGGTTTTTCGTTTGACAAATATCTACAAATATTACTAGAAACACCGATTGATAATTCAATTTCTGATATAAAAGGCGCAAACACTAAATTATTATCCTTTAATATTTTAACAGAATTATAAATTAAATTTGTATCTAATTCTGTTTTTTCGGCAATAATTGATTCTAATAATTCTTCAAATTCATTATATAATTTTTTTTTAATATTTATATCTAATTTATCAATTCTTTCTTGAGGTTCTAATAATTCCAGTATAAATATTTCTACTGCATCATCTTTATTTTTCAAGGATATAGCTTCAATTAACCTATAATATATATCTTGCTGTTCTCTCGTAATGTGTATCATTAATCCAAAATCAATCAATCCAATTTTATAATCACCATTATCTTTTAAAAAAAAAATATTTCCTTTATGTAAATCTCCATGAACTAACCTTTTATAAAATACCGACGTTACTGTAAAATGATTAATTATGTTTGAATATTCTTTTTTATCTTCTTTTGATAAATCCATTAAATTCTCACCTTTAAATTTTTCCATTACAATTATTTTTTTATTACTATAATCATTATAAAAATATGGTATTCTTATATTATCCACATCATTATATAATTTATACATTTTCTTTATGTTATCTATTTCATTTTCTATATCACATTGTGATAACATCGTATTATGCGTATCATTTAATATTTTTAATACTTCAGAAAAATTTAAAAAAGGTAAATAAGAAAGATAATTAAAAATATAAAACAATTCAAGACATTCTCTTTGAATTTTTTCTTTTATTTTATTTCTATAAATTTTTATAATGACATCCTTACTTCCTATTTTTGCTTCATATATTAAAGAAATCATACCAGAATTCGACGGAGTTTCATTTAATAAAACTATTTTTTCTTCTTTTTTTTCGTTTACTAAATTTATATGTTTTTTTATTTCGTCTATATTATTTTCTTGTGAAGAAAATTCTACTTCATTATTATATTTAAATAATACCTCCATTTCTTTTTCGTTTAATAAATCAGAATTCGTGGAAAAGGATTGAAATAATTTTATAAACATGTAATTTTTTCTTTGTATCCTTGTTGCAAAATCTTTTATACAATTTGTAGTATTATTTGTTATTGCGTATCTTATTCTATACCAAAGACAAGTAAAAAAAATGTCTGTTGTTTTAAATAGTACATACATTATTATGTATGAACAAGATATTTTAATTTAATAAACACATTCTTAATAAGTTTTCCAATCGTATTTTCAACATAAATGGGTGTATCTAAATCTTCATCTAAAAGAAAATTACATTTCGCATTTATTTTATCTTGAATTAAAATGAATTGTATTTCAGCGTGCTTCCATTGAATTGGAAGATATCCTTCAAATTTAAAATCATTGTTTAATTCTTTTGTTTTATATGTTATATTATCGTTTCTAATATCAACAGTATAATGAATACAAATAAAACGTTTTTTCATCTTTATATCTTTTAATACATCCTTAAAAAAAAGAATTATAGTGCCTCCTTCGTTATTTTGACATATGACTTCCATTTTATCGATTAAGTCTTTATTCAGTTCAAAAATAATCTTAAAAATATCATTTTTTAAAAGATTAAATATTTTATCATTATGAATGTCGTACTCAAAATAAAAATTATGTATTCCATTATCCGTTTTTTTATATAAATTAATATTATCTTTACTACATATTTTTTTAATACTCATATAATAATAATAAAACTATTTTTTTAAACACTTTAAACATATTGACTTTATTTTTCCATTTTTTGAACCAAAGAATGCAGTGGGTTTTTCTATTTCACATTTTTTACATAAATATTCACTAATTTTTAGTTTCGGTAATTTAATTTCATCTTGTTTCTTTTCATCATTCTTTTTTTTCATTATACGATACGCCATTATACATTTTTATTGTAATTATGTTAATTCAATTTTTTTTAAAATTATGAAGTAAAGTATCAAAGCACTTATTCTCTACGTCACCAGATAAAATCGCATCTTCATACATTTTTTTTATAATTTCATTTGGACATGTTGTTCCTATTTTAATTATTTTTTTTTTTATTAAATATTGTTTCATTTTAGAGATATCGGTTTGTAATAAAATACCTCTTTCTTTATCTATTTTATTTCTAGTGTCCGAATCTTTTAACAATACACTTATTTTCTTATCTTTTTTTCCTAGGTTATGTTTTATGGTTTTCCTTAATATTTTTTTTTTATATTCTTTTTTTTCTGGTTGTTTTAATGTTTCAATCCTTTTTTGAGTTTTATTTTTCCATTCTCTATAGGTTGGTTTATTTCCATTTTTTATAACACCATAGGGTGGTTCATCCATTAATGTATCTATAGTTGTTTTCATAACAACTTCTTTTGGTGCTACATTCACTTCTTTTGGAGCTACACTCACTTCTTTTGGCACTACACTCACTTCTTTTGGTGCTACACTCACTTCTTTTGGTGCTACACTCACTTCTTTTGGTTCGACTTGTTTCTCTAACAGGGTATCCATATCAAGTTCTATTAATTCATCAGGCAATTCCGTATTCACATTTAATTTACCTTTATTTTTTCTACTTTTATTTTTTCTACTTTTACTTTTTTTTGATATTGTTTGTAAAAAATTAAGGGATTGTTGAAATTCATCTATAAATGGATTGTCTTCTTTGTCTGTTGTTTGTTTTTCTTTGTCTGTTGTTTGTTTTTCTTTGTCTGTTGTTTGTTTTTCTTTGTCTGTTGTTTGTTTTTCTTTGTCTGTTGTTTGTTTTTCTTTGTAATTTTGTATTTTATCCATTAATTTTTTTTTAATCGCTCCAGAATTCACATTAATTTTTTGGGTTTTATTTTTTGGTGTTTTTTTTTTACTCGA